ATCAGATGTATTCCAACGTCCTGCAGCTTTACTATCTTCCTGGAGTCTTGTTTTAAAAATTTGTTGATACTCTTCTGAGTCAATTAAATGTTTTGCTTTACGACCGAAGTTTACAGCAAGCTCCGCTGTGTGAGTTGCTTGAATTATTTTTAATTTTGGATTTTGTCCGATCATCCATGCAGGAAGAAAGAACGATGCAAATTCTGATTTAGTATGCCTAGGCGGCATGTTTATAATTAGACGGGTCAATTCTCCGGTTGCTAGTTTATTAAACTTGTCTGCTATCTCGGTGTGATGGGACCCCTCTATAAAATCTGGCCACATCTTTTTCACAAAAGGCAAAAATTTAGTACGGACTTGTTTAAGTTCTTTTCTCTTATGACGTTCTATTATTTGTATTTTGAGCTTTCTTCGCTCAAGAGGATCTTCTATTTTATTAATATCTTCAACAGTTAGCATACATTTCAATATGGGTGGTAAAGTATTATACATGATTAACTATCCAAATCAAACACTATAGGGTAGGTCTGGGACCCCTACAAAACTAAAGGGTATTTGATAAATAATAAATCACGCAAGTTAGAAAGTAATTCCTTTAGGGTCCCCTTTTAAAGCGCGCGAAGCGCGCCTGGGTGGGTCCCGCCCACATGCTCTTCTCTATCCTATAATACCCTATGCAATTTCTGCATAGGGTATTTCTTAACGAATTATTTATTTATTTGTTTCATTATCCTTTCTTCAATATTATTTAATTGAGCGACCATAAATTTATGTCGCGTGCTGATGTTTTTAAAACCAACGTTAGTAACAGCTATTCTTAAACCAATATGGTTTTTGAATAATTGTCGAAGATCCGTGTTACTCGGATCACCAACAAAGTAAGATCGGCCACCCCAACAGAAATCTAAAAATTTAGTTCTGAAGAGCATCTCTTCCACAGTTTTTTCTGTGATCTCATAAACACCAATTGACATCATCAACCAACCCAAAGTGTCGGCTTGTTTTTTTAGGTCAATTGCGTTTTGACCTTTTTCACCTAACCACTGATCTTTATCTGCATCAAAGTGCTTTAGGTTTTGGTAGTGTACTAATAGTGACATTGTATTCCTTTCGTTAAGTTAATAATGAAGCTTACAATTTTTATCCTATAAATTAAAGGATAAGATTGTCGCACCCTAGAGGACGACCAGTTAATCGGGAACCTGATCGCCCTCATAAGTATATGTGATTTTTTTCCGGATTTGTGCCAAATTAATTTTTTTATTTTCCTGGGTGGGCCCCGCCCACATGCTCTTCTCTATTTTTTTTGAGGGGGGAGTGCTAGCATTTTGCATAGGACATTTCCTATCCCCCCTCAATTTGATTTATTTATTTATCAAAATCAAACTCCATTTGTTTTTTATTTCTTTCAAAACTTTCATCAAGTTTTCGATTGCTTTCTGTACTCGGTAATTGCAAAAAGAATTTAAAAGTAAATAAAGCTATTACTGATAAACCAATCCACAAATCAAAGTATATTGCTAACACTACACCCAAAAAGATCATTACAAAGTTAAGTGCAAAATAAATCGCTCTAATCATTATTTCGCTCCACTTGGTAAAGCTAATAAAGAATTAGGTAAATCTAATTGAATGTTAGCGGTTTTCATTTCTTTAGATAACTCATTTAAAGTCGGTTGAATATGACTGCCTGTATAAAGTATATTCAAACACTTTTTACGTTTTTGATCTAAAGCATGATACAACTTATGCTTCGCTGTAAAATGACGTTTTGCTTCTTCATAACAAGCTTTTTTAATTCGCTTTGTTATGTATTCAACAGGATCGTTGTCATCTTTAATATCAATAGAGATGTTATTCATATCCCATTTACGTCTTTTTTTACTATTGTTATAAATCTCTGAAATTTCATCAGCGATTTTTTGAGCTTTATAACGTAAATCATTTTCCATAGATTGTTTCTTATCTTGGAAATCTCTCAACGCATTTACGCTTTTATCCAACTCTTTTATTTTAAGATTAAGTTTAAGTTCTTTGGCAAAATCTTTACCAACTTCTTCAACTTTCTCTTGCGCTTGTACTTCGATTTCTTCTTCCGCTCTATTAAAAGCAATTCCGAATTCATCTCGTACAAACTCACTCCACCTATCAACGTGGTCTTTTCTTAATGGTTGCATAATGTATTCCTTTCTGTTTTTAGTTATTATTACAACTGATTTGTTTATAGGTTATTATAGGATAATTGTCAAGCCCTAAAAAGAAAAAAATTTTTATTTTTTTATATGGGTGGGACCCGCCCACATGCTCTTCTCTACTTTAGAATGATTCTAAATTAGGTGCGACAATATTGTCCTTGAGTATATAGGATATTCTGTTAAATTGATTTTATATTTTTTATTCTAGTTTGGTGAAATAAAAAATATAGATCCAGGGGGTACCCAAATCATCACCCTGGATCGAGTGTTCGATTGTGGGGTTGTACTACACTTAAAATTGGGAAACCCTCAAAGATCAGATCCAGGATCACACCGCTACTTTACGTTGGCCGTCTTTCCTGGGTGCTGATCCCTGGTCGGTGAGATTGTTATACCATGGTCGCGCAAGTGTCTTTTTCCACCGACCTGGGATCAGTAGCGGGAAGTGAATCGCTGGTATTTCATCGCGTTGAAATATCTCGAACGGCGATAGGGCACCGACTACTGATCAAGAGTTCGATTTGTGAGGGTGTACGGCTCTATAAATTGTGACCCCAAAATATCTTGTGGCCCTGGCTGATATATTCAGAAATGGGCCACAAGCAAAAAAAAAATATGGGTGGGTCCCGCCCACAAGCACTAATCACAGGCAACAAGTCACGGGGTGGGTCCCGCCCACACGCTCTTCTCTAAAAATAAAAAATTTTAACTGTTGACAATATCCTACAATAACCTATATTAGACTCATGAAAGATAAAAATTTAAACACGGCCCAGGCCTGGTTATTAGTCGGAGGCTTGAGCAAGCCCGGCAAGATGCCCGGATGGTCCATTGGTATACCCGCCAAAGAATGCAACACCGGCGGCAAGTTACAAAATAAGAAGGGCACCGTTTGCTATGACTGTTATGCGCTTAAAGGTTGTTATGTTTTTAAAGTTGTACAAGATGCACAGTATAGGAGGCTGGCAGCTATTAAGCACCCGCGATGGGTCGAGGCCATGGCACTATTGATTAATTCAAAAAAGCCGGATGTCTTCAGATGGCACGATTCAGGAGACGTCCAGGACCTGGAACACCTCCAAAAAATTTTCGCCGTTTGTAGGTTGACGCCGTCCCGTATGCATTGGATGCCAACCAAAGAGGCATGGGTGAAAAAATATTTAAAACATAAGCCTGACAATTTAACAATTAGATTGTCTTCACCAATGGTGAACCAGGGACCAATTAAAAGCTGGCCCAATACTTCAACCGTGGTTACAAAGAAGGCCACGTGTCCAGCACCGCAGCAGGGCGGGCAATGTTTAGATTGTAGAAAATGCTGGAACCCAAAAATTAAAAACATTAGTTATGGCCAGCATTAGATCCAAGCATAACAATCTATTTAATTATTTTGTTTACGATCACAGGCTTCTATCTAAAGCCTACGTCAACAAGTGTAAAAAATTCCTGGGCAGGAATAGCAAGAGGGCTGGTAGTATTCCACCAGCCCTCAAGCAGAAATAAAAAAATTGGGTGGGTCCCGCCCACAAGCACGCATCACAGTCCGCAAGCGACGTCCACAGGCCACAGGCCACAAGCCAACAGGTCAAGGTTCAAGTTTCACGTGAAACATTTTTTCCTCCCCGGGCGGGTCCCGCCCACAAGCTCTCCTCTCGAGCCGCGACACTTTGTCCGTTGACTTTAGTCCTATAATATGTAGGACGCTAAACGTTTTGTAGAAATTTAAAGCTTGACTCCATACCCGTGGCACACGGATCTGCCTTCCCCTTAATTAAATCTTCTATATACCTTCCCTCATAAAGTTTTATGTCTCTCTGACAGAGGCCCTTGGCCATGATGAAACTGTTGTGTGGATGCTTAATATGGAAGCCAATTTGGTGTGGTGAAAACCGAATTTTTTTAACCAAATTTAACTTTAATTCAATAGTGAAAAAGTGGCCAGAATTATTATAGCCCAATAGATCGGGAGTACCGTGTGCAGCACTATTTTCCACACGGGTAAAGGAAATTTTACAATTATTCTTGATATTAAACTCCCTAATTTCATGCCAAAATTTAGTCTCTCCCTTAATCATTTTTCAGGTTAAGTTTGGAGTATTCAAGTTAATCAATTTTGTCTATGACCTGGCCCATATTCCACTTGGATTTATAGACTGTGATCACCAATCGATGAGTCTCTCTGACGCCAAACAATTTGTTTTCCATTAATTTAACGTCTTTGACATCAAACATTTCACCGTTCGGCATACAGATCTGGACTCGAGCCTCTTGAACTGTAGGGGACTTTAAAAATTTGTCTAGGACTTTCCTTAATAGCTTTCCTGTTACCATCACTTGAACATATACCAAAAATAAATTATATTGCAAGTATGGGAGTTCCAAAAAGACTTACTGAAAAACAAATTAAGTTTGCTAATTTAATCGTAACAGAAGAAGGTAAAAAGACTGATTCTGAATGCGCTATTGCTGCAGGCTATAAACCTGACAATGCCTATGTCAGTGCAAGCAGAC